AGAACAAGCATCATATGAACCACAAGCAACACAGGCACCAAAACCACAGCAAATGTCAGACTTCGATTATCTTCCTAATGTGGAAGTAAGTTCTGATGATTTACCGTTCTAACAACAGGAGGTACAAAGCATGGCAGAAAGAAAATACTATTGGATCAAGTTGAAAAAAGACTTCATGAATAGCGATGCTGTTGATTTCCTGATGTCACAGAAGAATGGTGCTGAATATGTTGTTCTCTATCAAATGTTATGCCTAATGACAGTTAAGACAAATGGCAAGCTAGAAAGACAATTAAACGAAGTTATCATTCCATACGATGCAGAAAAAATACAACGTGACACACGTTATTTCAATATTGATACAGTGCGAACGGCGCTGAATTTATATATAAATTTAGGTCTTATTTACAAAGATGAAAATGGTTGTTTGATCATCGCAAACTATGAAAATCTTATCGGAAGTGAGAGAGGTTCAGCTGAAAGAATGAGACGTCTCAGAAGTCAAAGAGCGTCACAATGTGACGGATTAAGTGACGCTAATGTTACGAAATTGTTACAAAAAAGTGACGAATTAAGTGACGTAGATAAAGATAAAGAGAAAGAGATAGATAAAGATAAAGATATAAATAGATTATTCATAGATAAGAATTCTAAAGATATACGTTCGGGTTCCGAAGAAAAACCCGAACCAATTGAACCGGAAATAATCGACATAGCCGAGTATGGTCCAGAGAAAGAACTAATCAACTACGAACTGAGCGAAGATGGTGAAACGATGGTTCAGCATGATCTACAAACTGGTAGAACGGAGGTAGCAGACACACTCAAGAAGAGCAAAACAAAACAGGCTGATGCAGTGATTGATTATTTGAACCTGCGTACAGGGTCACAGTACAGGCATAGCGAAAGTTCAAGGCGGCATATCATCGCACGACTGAACGATGGATTCACGATGCAAGACTGCATGACGGTAATCGACAAGAAATGCATCGACTGGATCAACGATGACAAGATGGCGAAGTATTTGCGACCCGAAACGCTCTTCGGTTCCAAGTTTGAGAACTACCTGAGCCAACCAGAGAAGCCGACATACGAAAACGGAGGATTGCCATTCTGACATGAACCGTGAACAAGTACAAAGCTTATTAAAAACGCTCCGCATGCGATACCCAGAATACTACGCAGGGAAAAGTAAAGAAGAAATAATAGATATCTTCAATTCATTCTGCATCGTATTAGCAGATGCAAACCAAATTTCAATCGCAGGCGCACTAAAAAGTTATATGGACTCAACAGAATCAGCATATCCACCGACAGCACAGCAACTTTTTGCAAAGGCAAAGAAGATGCCTCCTGAAATGTGGGAACAGATAATGTCTGAAAATCAAAGTGGAAATGTTAAATTGCTCGAAAGTAATATCGAAAAAAGCCACCAGACAAGACGAGAAATATTAATTGACTGTGCAGTGTTGATTGCAATGCATGACGTCGATACAAAAGAAAAACTAATCGAGTGGTGGAATACTTACGCAGATCCAGATAACCCACTAACACAAGAAGAAGTAGAAACAATATGGAATAAAAGAAGAAAGGAAAACTTATGAAAAACAAAGAAAAATATAATTTGCGACAAATTGACGTCTCTACAAAAACAGAAGATGGAAAGATACTATTCTTTGAATTGAAGATTAGAGGTAAAACAATTCACCAGCAAATCTATCCATGCGGAGTGTATGCGTGTGACGCGATGAAAATGATGATTGGATGGTTAGAAGAAGAATATGTTCCAGATATTCTAACCGATAAAGAAAAGGCATATTTATCTTCTGTAATAAAGCCGTTTAGGGAAAAGGTGGAAAGTATTAAGAAATTTGAAAATTACTACTCGGCACAGGAATACATACATATAGCAATGAAAAAAGGTACTGATTACTGTTCACTTCCTTGGTTTCGTAAAGGCACAATGTATAAAGGAATGGAAGCGTATAAGTTATACACTTTAGAGGAACTTGGGCTATGAAAATCTATATCGTGCATGAAAATGGCGGTGAATACGAAGATAAATGGGATAACATCTTAGGGGCATTCACAACTTTAGAAAAGGCACAAGAATTAAGGGATAGAAAGAAAAAAGAGAATGATGAATATTCTAAAAATGTAGAACTTGCATGCAAGATACAAGATGGAGAGATAACGCTTGAACAATCAGGACTAAGTAAAGAAGAATATGAATCCTGTTGTGAATGGTATTCTGATGACTACGTGAATTACTACATTACTCAAATCACTTTAGACAAAGAAGGAAGAGAGGAAGGTATGAAAGAATGAAACCTGAAATATTAAAAAAAGCAATTCAATTGCAAAAAGAAATAGATGAATTAGAAGAAATTAGAGACTGTGGAATTAGATATCTTGTAAAACACATATTATCTGGAAAATGTGCAGAGTACAGAAGCAGTTGGTTTAGTAGAGAGTATGAAATTCCATCGTTTTTACAGTTCCGAATACGTGGATTAATCTCTGATGAAATCGAAGCAAGAAAAATCATGCTTGCAGATTTGGGGGAAGAATAATGTTTTTAACAGGAGCCATCTGCTTTATAGCGGGATACTTTCTTTGCTTGGTTGTAGTTGCCGCTGTAAATGTGGCAGGGGGAAATGACAGATGATTTTTAAAAAAGACGCAGAACGTGACCGATTAAAAGATCAAGGTCGAGAGCTATACGAAAAAATCGAAGCAACCAAGAAAGCACTTAGAAACAATCAACACACAGATGTTAATAGCTTTGATTTATTTCTTATGGAACAGAAATTCAAGCAGATAGTTGAGAAGCTAATGCAGTATGATGACCATATTTGAAGCTATTGAAACACCGATTTTTTCAATAGAAGACCTTAGAAAAATATTCAAAACAGAATTGTCACTTCTTCAAGCAAAGAAAAAAATGTATGGAAGGGAACCATACGAAGAACAGATAAAAGCAGTCGAGACCGTAAAAGGTCTAATCGAACAAGCATTCATGGAAAGAAGAAATAAACTTTAGGAGGAATAGAACATGCCAAGAAATACTTTGATGGATTTGAACAACCACCTTTTCGCAGAACTGGAAAGACTAGGCGATGAGGATCTAACGCAGGAAGAACTTGAAAAAGAGATAGCAAGAGCTGATGCAATCACAAAGGTAGGAAGTGTCCTAGTTAACAATGCAAAGACAGCATTAGAGGCAACTAAAACACAGCTTGAATATGGAAGATGCAATAGCGTACAGATTCCAGAGATGTTACTAGAGAACAAGAAACATGAGAAGTAACAGAGTCTTTACTGATGAGCAAGAACAATGGATCTATGACAATGCTAAGGGACAGGAAACGTAGAACTAACAAATAAATTTAATGAACGCTTTGGAGAGCAACGAAAACCACAGCAGATAAAAACTTGGAAAAAGAATCACAATGTTTCTAGTGGCTTAACTGGTTGGTTCGAAAAGGGCAGAATTGACAAACACAAGGGCGATCACAGTTTCAGAATTCCAAACAGTGAGAAGACTAGATTTAAAAAAGGGCATTGTCCTAAGAACCATCTTCCAGTAGGAACAACTGTTAAAAACACGGATGGTTACTTCCAAACAAAAGTGGCAGAGCCGAATAAGTGGAAGCTTACACACAGACTCATTTGGGAAGAAGCACACGGGCCTATTCCAAAGGACTACACTGTAACGTTCTTGGATAAGAACAGAGATAATTTAGAACTGAGCAATCTAGCATTATTGTCACGAAGAGCACAGATTGTTGCACAGCATCATTACGGGCTATCAGAAGACCAAGAAATAAGCAAGTCGGTGATTCAGTTAAGCGAGCTACAAGTAAAGCGAAACAGTCTACATAAGCGGCTGAAGGAGGACAACAAATGAACTACGAAGATCCATACAGAGAAGATTTGCAAGTGATTGATCGTGAGCTACGCAATCATTACGAATACAAGAAACAACTTGAAGAGGTCAATGAGCGCATTGCTGAAATCGATGCACAGCTCACGTCGATTGGTAGTCCTAGAATCGTTAGCCCAGAAGAAGCAAAGTGCCAAAAGGGCACTAGGATCTACAGCGACATCAACATGCTGGAGTTATTCCAGGAGCAGGACCAACTTATAAAGCAAAAGCAAGACCTACTATACTTGATCAGCAGAGTGCAGGTGAAGCTAAACAAGCTGGATGAAGAAGACATAAAGCTACTTGAGCAGAGGTACAAGTATAAAAAGACTCTAAGGGAATTGGCGCAAAATGCCTATAATGGTAAAAGCACGATGTCTAGAAAACTGGATGACATTTTGCTAAAACTTTTGTAAAACTAAATTTTGGGACATGTCCCACGACTTTTAGTTGTATAATGGGCGTAGGCGAAAACCATAGGCAGAAATGCTTGTGGTTTTTTTTCGTACATACATTCGAAGCTATCAGCTTAACATTTGAAATCACCCTAAAAACTATTCAATAAGTACTCCTTTTGTGTATATAGCTTTCCGGCTGATAGTTTCCAATGTGTGTATGATGTAGAAAGGGGCAAGCCTATGAAGAAATTAACAGACAAGCAAAAACGTTTCTGTGAAGAGTATGTGGTCGATCTCAATGCAATACGTGCTTACAAGTTAGTATATACTAACTGCAAAAGCGATAGAACAGCATCTGCTAATTCTAGTAGACTGCTAGCAAATGCTAACGTTGCCGCGTACGTGTGTGAGCTGAGGGAACAGATTGCTCAAGAAGCTAAGATAACTGCAGCAGATGTACTTAAAGACCTTATCGAAGTTAAAAACAGATGTATGCAAGCTACTCCGGTTAAGGTGTGGGATTCCGATTCGCACTCGTATGTTGATTCTGATGCTGAGTTTACCTTTGACAGTAAAGGAGCTAATACGGCTTTGAAGTTAATAGGCGAACATTTAGGCATGTTCCAAAAGAAAGTTGAACTGTCGGGTGGATTAGAAACAAAGCAGTCTAAGGTTGACGATGTAATCGAACAGTTGAAGGTTGCTGATGAAGAATGAGCGATTTGCGATTAATCTTATCTCCTAAGTTCAAAGCATTTCTAAAGTATGATGCAGAACTGGAAGCACTTGAAGGTTCAACTGCTGCGGGGAAAACAACCGTTGGAGTTTATAAGTTCATCTTAAAAGTTTGGCAATCCCCTAAGAAGCTCCACATCATCGCTGGTGATGACACAGGCACGGTAGAAAAGAACCTGATTAACAAAGACTTAGGTATTCTGGATGACTTCGGAGATTTGGTTGAGTATCGAGGTAATGGTTCCAAGGAGTACAAGATGCCACACTTGATCGTGCATGCTACGGCTGGAGATAAGATTGTCTTTATCGTTGGCTATTCCACAAAAGAGAAGTGGAAGGATGCATTAGGTGGCCAGTACGGGTGTCTACTTATTGACGAGGTAAATACAGCTAATATGGAGTTTGTGCGCGAGTCTATTATGCGTGCAGACTATACCATGATGACATTGAACCCTGACGATCCATCACTTCCTGTATACAAAGAGTACATCAACCGTTGCCGTCCTATTCAGAAATGGACAAAAGAAACGCCACAAGAGATTCTAAATGATTTAAACGAGCCGGAGCATCCAAACTGGATACACTGGTTTTTTAATTTCGATGATAACTATGGATTATCTGTAGAAAAGAAAAAGCAGATCATCGAATCTGTGCCTGTTGGTACGAAGCTTTGGAAGAATAAAATCAAGGGGCTTCGTGGAAGAGCCACAGGGCTTGTTTTTAGTAACTTCGAACGTAAGACGAATGTTATTACGCACGAGCGATTAATCGCTCAAATAGGCGGCAAAGACAAGCTCAGGAAGGCCTTTAAGGTTTTCACTGTAGGCATTGATACAGCCTACTCACAAAAGTCACCCGATACGATTGCGATGTTGTTCCAAGGAATAACTGTTGACGGCAAACTGATAACACTTGATGAAGAAGTTTACAACAACGCAGATCTGCAGATTCCGATTGCTCCAAGCGATACAGTCCAAAGATTAGTGGACTTTGCAGAACGCAATCGAGAGAAGTGGGGATATGCGAAGTACATGTTCTTGGATTCGGCTGATCAAGCGACCATCACAGAATGGCAGAAATACAAACGCTTGAACGGTAGCATCTACGAGGTTATACCGGCATACAAGAAAACAAAGATTATTGACCGCATCAACCTGCAGCTAGGATGGATTGCTAAAGGTGATTACCTAGTATTAGACCACTGCAAGGATCACATCCACGAAATGGAAGTATACAGCTGGAAAGAAAACAAATATGAACCTGAAGATGGTAACGATCACACGATTAATGCAAATCAGTATGCATGGCTGCCATTTAAGAGAGAAATAGGAATTGGAGGAAAGTAACCAATGGGTATTGGAATGAACATCAAGCAAGCTATTCAATCATGGCTTGAAATAAAACCTGCTGATCGAGAAGCGGTAACGATTGACGAAGCCTACGATTATGAATTTAACGCAGGAATCAACCGAGTATGGATGCGTGGCCAACCAGCGGAATTATCAGCGCTCTATAAGCAGATAAAGGATACTGACAACAAGAATGCCACATTCTGGGGAGCAACGCCGTCTACACCTATTCACAAGATTCATACAGGCTTGCCAGGATTAACGGTAAGAGTGCTAACGGATATTGTTATTCGTGATTTGAATAAAATCGAAGTCAATGAGCGTAATGACGAATGGCAGAAGATTGCAAACGATAACAATTTGAAGAAGCTGTTTAAGCAAGCAATCAAAGATACTCTGTATGTTGGGGATGGCGCTTTCAAAATTTCGGTTGATAGCGATGTTTCGGATGAGCCAATCATTGAGTTTTATCCAGGAGATAAGATTGATTTAATCTACAAGCGTGGAAGATTAGTGGAGATTGTTTTTAAAACGGTTAAGATTCAAGAAGGGACAACACGTAAGTACTTACTAAAGGAACGCTATGGATATGGCTATGTTAAGTATGAGCTATTTCATATCAATAGTTATAGCTTGGATAAGACGGACCTTTATGAGCTAGAAGAAACAAAGGACCTAGTAGATGTGCAGTTTGGCGGATATGATGAGGAAACAAAAACAAAGGGAAGCTTTATGATGGCAATCCCTTTTTCTATCTTTGAATCAACCATGTACAAAGGTCGAGGTGAATCAATTTTTGATAAGAAAAAGGATTCATACGATGCGCTTGATGAGGTTGTTTCGCAATGGGCAGATGCAGTTAGAGCAGGGCGTGCGACAAAGTATATTCCTGATTCGTTAGTGCCTAAAGGCGCTAATGGAATGGACCTTCTACCAAATGACTTTGACGATCGCTTTATAAAAACAGGAAACGCTATTGGTGAGGATGCAAAACAGCAAATCAGCGTTGTACAGCCTTCAATCCCAACAGAGAACTATCTGCAGAGCTACATTACTTATTTGGATCTATGCCTACAAGGCTTGATCAGCCCATCCACATTAGGCATTGATACAAAGAAGTTAGAGAATGCTGAAGCTCAGCGAGAGAAAGAGAAAACAACACTGTATACAAGAAACGCAATCATTGAAGCCTTTACAGAGATGATTCCTAAGCTAATTACAAGTGTGCTTATGGTAAAAGATGGAATGACTAATAAGGGCTTGTCACAATTACTTGATCTTGACGTGAATGTTGATTTCGGAGAGTATGCAAATCCATCGTTCGAAGCTGTTGTCGAAACTGTCACTAAAGCTAAGCAAGGTGGTGTTATGTCAATTAGAACAGCACTTGATGAGATGTATGGCGAATCTAAAGAAGATGCTTGGAAAGATGAAGAAGCACAACGTATTGCTGAAGAAAGTGGTGCAGTACAGCTACCGGAGCCGAATGTGCCTGCAGATATGTTTAGTTAATGGAATACGATATTGCTGAAGCGTTTAGACGTATCGAGCTTGAACTTATTTCGTCTATGAAACGTAACTGGCAAAGGCACAATGAAGAAGAAAATAAATACGGCTGCACCTGGTCTAGATGGCAGGCAGAGCAATTAAAGTCTTTGGAGGAATTCAAAAAGAAAAATCCAAGACTTTTTTCTTCAGAATTCAAAGCAATCAATGAGCAATTTCTTGATATCATTCTTGGTCAAAAAGAAACAAACTTCTTTGGGGTACATTCCCGTAAGGTGCAGGCTTTAGTTAAAGCGACGACTGGCGATCTAGTAAAGGCTGAGCACGCAATGCTGCGTAAAGCTAACGATGAGTATCGCAAAGTCATCTACAATGCTCAAACGTATTTAGCAAGTGGCGCAGGAACACTTGATAAAGCGATTGATATGGCCAGTAATGACTTTCTTACTAGAGGGATTAATTGTGTCGTGTACAAAGGTGGTAGACATGTCAACATGGCAACGTACTCAGAGATGTCATTACGTACAACAAATAAGCGAATTGGCATGTATGCAGATGGTGCTAAACGTCAGGAGTTAGGTGTACATACCGTAAAGGTATCGAAGTATGGTATGTGTTCTAAAACATGCCAACCGTGGCAGGGGCGTGTGTATGTTGACGATGTTTATAGTGGAGGAACACCAGGAGAAGCTGAAGAACTTAACTTACCTTTGCTAAGCACTGCTATATCTGGTGGCTTATTCCATCCAAACTGTAAACATCACCTAAGCACTTATTATCCTGGTATGGATAACGACGATGATGGTGATCCAAGACAGCCGACATATGAGAATCCACCAGGCTCGCAAGAGCATCACTACCTACAGCATCAGATCCAGCGTGAAAGAAGACTACAGGTCGGCTCTTTAAGTGAAGACAAAATTAAGGAACATGCGGATAAAGAACAACAGCTAATAGGGCTTGATGAGAAGTATGTAAAACAAGCAGAGCAGTACGATAAAGAACGTTTCATGGCAATACGCGATGGGGAGATGATGGGCGCGAATTTACAAGGTGACTATAAGGATATTCCGACAGAAGTGTTACAGGGAGTAGATAAAGCTTTACATAACTTAATAGATAAAGAAATCCCTTCTTTAAAGAACGGGATTAGCGAAATCTTTTTCAAACCTATGAATCTTAAAAACTTAATGTCAACAAAGAATCTAGATAGTGATTTGAGAAGCGTATTGAATATAAATAGTAACTATTTTTCTAATGCTAAAGCTATTGAAAAAATATCGGAACTGAACTATACGGAACTATCGCCTAAAAAGACATTAGAAGATTATTTGAAACATGAGTTATGCCATGTGTTAGAGGATAAATACAATATTAGGATAAACACAGATAGTGTGGGAGTTCCTAATGTTGAAAAAATCATTAATGACTGTAATCAACATACATATGCGACTGAGTTATTAGATGAAGCTCTGGAAAAATGCGGATTAAATAAATCGGATGAAATTATTAGTAAATATATTTCAAAATATGCTACATATACCGATAGCGAAGCCGTAGCTGAGGCATTTTCTAGTATAGCTAACAATAAAGTTTGTAATACGATCAAATCTCTGGTAAAATCAAAATGGATAGGAGGTAAAATATGATTCCGATTATTGGTAAATTAATCTCTGGAAAAATTGAATTTATTCACAATGATGTAATTGTGAAAAAAGGAGTCGTACTAACTCCAGAAGAGCAAGAAGAATTCGATTTACTTAGAGAAGCGTTACATTCAGAAGATAGATAATAAGTTTTTTATCAAGCATCCTAGAGCAGGGTGCTTTTTTCATGCATGAAAGGAGAAAGGGAATGGTGCAAGTAAAAGTAACACAGGATTATTTCGATAGAGAGCAAGATAAACTGATGAATGTTGATGATCAATTTGAATGTTCTCAAGAACGTGCTGAGATTCTTACGAAGTATGGTGTAGCAGAAATTGTAAGTGCAGACGAAGAAATCATCGAAGAAACAGAAGTCACTGCAGAAGAGTAGTGACTTTTCTTATGGCCAATCACGATATGCCTTAAAAACTGTGCGTGTTTGATTTAAGGGAGACACCCAAAAAACAGGAGGAACTATGAAAGAAGTATTAAAGTATCCGCTTCACATTCAGTTTTTTGCTGATGATGGAGCGCAACCAAACACAGGAGATGGAAATGACAACAACGGTGCTTCACCTAGCGCGCAAGGAGCAAACTCAAGCGTTTCTATCGACTACGACAAGATTGCTGATGTTTTAGACAAGCGTGGATCACAAGCTCAATATGCTGCCCTAAAAGGGTATCTAAAGGAGCAAGGTGTATCGGCTGATGAAATGGATAAGGCAATCAAAGAGTTCAAGGATAAGAAAGAAGCTGACAAGCAGTCTAAAGAAAAAGAACAAGCGGATATGCTTGCAGAAAATCAGCGTTTAAAGCTGCAGATTCAAAATATTGAAATCGATAAGAAGATTTCAGAACTTGCTGAAGGTGTCAGCGCTGAAAAATTACCTTTCTTAGCAAAGCTTATTGATCGTTCCAAGTTGCTAAACGATAAAGGGGAAATTAATGAAGATAGCGTTAAAGCTGCTATCGAAGAGGTAGTAAAGGCCTTCCCTGATTTCAAGGTACAGGCTGGAGCGACAACACAAGGTTTCACAAAAATCGGAGCAGATGGCTCCAACTCAAAGGCATCATTAGACGATGTCCTTGCCAAAAATTTTGGTGTTAAAAAATAGGAGGAATTTAAATGACAAATACAATCGAATATGCAAAGAAGTATGTACCACTCTTAGATCAAGTTTATGCACTCGCATCATTAACAGCTGATCTAGAATCAGATCCAGAACTAGCTAAAGAAGGAGCAAATGCGAATGAAATCGTTGTTCCTAAGTTAGAGATGGATGGTTTAGGAAAATATGACCGTAACGAAGGCTATACAAAGGGCAATGTTAAGTTCAAGTATGAAACTGTTAAGTTCAACTATGAGCGTGGTCGTGCATTCAATGTAGACAACATGGATGAAGAAGAAACAATGAATGTGATTGCTCCAAAGATTATGGGAGAGTTCACACGTACAAAGGTAGCTCCTGAAGGAGATGCATTTACTTTTGCCAAGTTAGCAGGTAAGACAGGCGTTTCAAGTGCAACTGGTGCATTAGCTACTGGTGAAGCTGTGGTTAAGGCGTTACGTACAGCATCTACAAAGATGGATGAAGACCAGGTTCCAACAGAAAGCCGTATCCTTTACATCACGCCTACATTAAAGGGCTTGATTGATGATTTAGACACAACAAAGTCTAAGGCTGTTCTAAACAAGTTCTCAAAGGTTGTAGAAGTTCCACAAGCTCGTTTCTACACAACAATTGATTTACTTGATGGTAAGACAAGCGGTGAAGAAGCTGGTGGTTTCAAAAAGAATACAGCCGGTAAGGAAATCAACTTCATGATTGTTGAAAAGTCCGCAATCTTAAAGTACAACAAGCACGTTGCTCCTAAGATTGTTACACCTGATCAAAACCAAACAGCAGACGGCTATATCTTTGGCTACCGCAAGTATGGCTTAGTTGATGTGTATGAAAATAAGCTTGCTGGTGTATATTGCCACCACGTTGCCTAATAAGAGGTACAGATTATGGCAGAAACAGTAGGAAAAATCTTCGTTAAAGAAGTGGATCTAGAAGCGGTTGAACAAGTTGAGCCTATTGAGCCAATTGTTGAACCGGAGATTCAGCCTGAAATCGAAGAAACAGATAAGAAAAGCAACAAGAAATGAGGTGATGTAAATGCAATACGTCGATAAAGCGTATTACAAGGACACCTATAACGGTATTATCTTGACTGAGGATAATACTGATAGATATTTAACGATTGCTTCACGGCAAGTTAACACTATCTGTAGAGGAAGAATCGAAGGGATGGGCTTTGACAGCCTGTCCCCTTTTCGTAAGTCTTCTATACAAGAGGTGATATGCCGGCAAGCAGAATTTCTTTATCAAAACGAAAGCATGTTAGAAACATACTTAAGTAGCTATGCAATTAACGGTGTTTCAATGCAGTTTGGCCAAGCGTGGAATCTACATGTAGAAGGTGGAATTGCAATGCCTGAAGAACTGTATCAAACACTACTTAGGACAGGTCTTTGCTATAGAGGGTTTGGCTATTATGGGTAGTTGGCCATCATTGGTATTACCGCAGTTCTGCAAGACTCCAATTCATTTGATTTTTCATCAAGAAGGAATCGATGAAGATGGAGCACCGGTCAAAGCTGTAGAGTTGGATGCCTTGTGTAATTATCAAGGCTCTGCAAAGCGCGTACGTACCGATAAAGAGACGTTTGTGCAATTGACGGGTATTTGTCTATTTAACGGAGATGTAGCCCCTAGCGTGCTTGAAATTGGCACAGGCGAGGCGATTATCTTCGGAGAGAAAAGAACTATCGTTTCTGGGAAGAAAGCACGCAACCCTGATGGTAGCGTGAATTACTGTGAGGTAGATCTTGGGTAAGGTTAGAATCCATTACGGAAACGTTGCTACATTGCGAGATGGATTACGGCAGGCATTGTACAAGACGGCTGATGCTATCCGTACAGACGTGCGGGATAAGCAAGTGATACCGTTTGACAAAGGAATCCTGCAGGAAAATACGTTTATTGATGATACACGTAATCCTGATAACGCTTATGTGGTTTCATCCACTCCATACGCTCGTAGGCTTTATTTTCATCCGGAATACAACTTCCGTACAGAAAACAATGAGCATGCAGGTGGTAAGTGGTTTGAACCGTGGACCTCTAAAGGCAAATATGCAGGTTGGGTAAAAAGACGATTTGAATCGTTTGTAAAGGAGTGCGCAGATGTCTAGTACAATGAGACTTTATGAAATTAGAAACTGGTTGAAAACATTAAATTTATTTGAACATTACTATATCGGTAAGTTAGATCAGAAGCCCGATAAGGCGATAGGTGTTTACCAGTTGTCCACTTCTGGTAGTCCAATAACGGCATTAAGCAATAAGTCTTCGTACAATGTTAAACGTGCATCATTATTGATTCACTGGAACAACAATGCCAGGGAAACAGATGAAGCGGCAAATACGCTTTTTGAAACAATCATGAATGCAAAACATCCAACTATAGGTGATTGGAAAGTGCAGTTTATTAACATGCTAGTTCCGGAACCGCAAGACGTCGGAACGGATGATAAAGGAATCTATGAATCAGTCATAGAAATTGAAATTTATTATGAAAGGAAATAAATGATATGTCTGAAAAATATACAGGTGTATTCCCAGTATTTAACAATGAATTCAAGTTTGATATTGGCACAAAAGCTACTCCAAAGAAAGTTAATGTAGCTGATTTGGAGTCTTTTTCAGTATCATTTTCTAATGGAATTGAAAACTGGAACCCAATGGATACAAAAGGTTGGCAGCGTGGTCTGATGACTTCCAAATCTTTGAAGATTGAATTCAAGGGTAAGAGAAACATTGGTGACGAAGGAAATGACTACATCGCTTCTCTTGCTTTCAAGACAGGCAAGGAAGCTACTATTCCATTTGAATGGACAATGGTAAGCGGTGCAAAGTTAGCTTTCAATGCGATTGTGGATGTCACATCTGCTGAAGGTGGAGACTCAACAAATGTTGGAGCGTTAGAGTTCACAGTTAACTCTGATGGAAAGCCAACTTATACTCCAGCAGTTTAAAAAACAAAAAATAGAAAGGAATGGGCGGTCAAGACGGCTGCCCTTTTAAATGTATATGGGAAAAATTATCGATATTAGTGCAAAGCTCGTAAATGAGCCTAAGTTCTTACAAGTTGCAGAAGGAAAAACTTATAAAGTTGACGACCGCAAAAATACAGTTCTACAGATGAACGCATTGCTTAATGAGGGTGCAGCTTCAGTAGATGGAATCGATAAGGCTATTAAGTTAGGTCTTGGAGAAGAGGCTTTTAAAGAAATTGAAGCAATGGAGTTATCTATTACAGCTTATCAATCGCTGTTTATTGGAGTGATGGCTCTTGTTACAGATAAGTCATTTGAAGAAATGGAAAAAACTTTTCGTAACACCACAGCATAACGATGAGTCTTACTATGACTTGTTTGAGGATTGGGATTTAATCGATGCTTCAGTTACTCAGCAATACGGAATCCGTTTAAGATATGAGCCTGAAATGCAGTGGGGAGAGTTCTGTACTCTACTTACTGGATTGAATGGTGATACGCCATTAGGGCATGTGGTTGATGTTAGATCCACTACGGATAAAGAACGCATCAAAAATATGTCTGCAAGCGATAAAAGGATACGGGATGAGTGGCAGGCAAGACAGAGTAAGAAACCTATCGATAGCAAGTCCTATATGCAGTCTATGAGAGCCCTTGAAGAAGCCATGAAGGCATTGGCTTCATAGAAATGAGAGGTGATTAGATGGCAACAGAAGTAGGGTCCGTTGAATTAGGTGTCAAACTGAATGACAGTCTTGAAAAAGATGTAGCGAAAGTTGCGAATAAGGCAGATAGCATCCTAACTGGAAGATTTAATGCTATTGGCGCTACGATTGGCAAAGTATTGGCCATTACAGCTTTAGCGAGATTCGGATCGCAATGTATTCAATTGGGCTCTGACCTTGCTGAAGTTCAAAACGTTGTTGACGTTACATTTCCTACAATGTCAAAACGTGTAGATGAATTTGCACGTAACGCAATAACAAGTATCGGCATGTCGCAAAAGGTAGCCAAAGAGTATATGGGACAACTTGGTTCCATGGCGCAGGCATTTGGTTACGGTGAAGCTGCATCGTACGATATGGCTTCGGCTATTACGACATTAACAGGTGATGTGGCATCGTTCTATAACCTATCGAATGATGAGGCATTCACTAAGTTGAAATCTGTATTTACAGGTGAAACAGAATCACTCAAGAGCTTGGGTGTCGTTATGACCCAATCGGCTCTTGATGAATATGCTTTGGCGAATGGTTTTGGTAAAACAACAACCAAGATGTCGGAGCAAGAAAAGGTAGCATTACGATTAGCATTCGTACAGAACGCACTTTCTAATGCTGCAGGAGACTTCGAAAGAACATCAGATGGTTGGGCAAATAGTACACGTGTCCTATCGCTTCGTTTCGAAGAGCTTAAGGCGACAATTGGCCAAGGTTTGATAAATGTATTAACTCCAATTATTGGCGTTATAAACGTCATTCTAGGAGGTCTACAGACACTTGCTAATTACTTCGTTGCATTCACCAGATTGTTAACTGGTGGTAAAGGCGCGGCAGGTGCTACAGGAGCAATAGCTTCCAATATAGGTAAGGCTGGTGCCGCTGCAGGTGGATTAACGTCTGGACTTGGCAAGGCAGGTAAAGCGGCGGATAAATTAAAAGGATCTCTTGCTGGCTTTGATGATTTAAACGTATTGCACGATTCAGAGGATTCAGGTTCCGGAGGAGGTGGCGGCGCTGGAGGCGGTGGTGCCGACTTTGGCTCTTTAGGTATTCCTGATGGCTCAATCGACATGAGCGGAGTAGATGAAATCTACGATCGTGTTAAAGGTATATTCGATAAAGTTACTGGATTTCTAAAAGACCACAAAGTAATCATCACTTCACTTTTAGGTGGAATGTTTGCAGGATTTGCGACTTTTGGAATCATAAAGAATTGGAGTGCTATTAAAGGTGTATTCACTGGACTTTTAGCACCGCTAAAGGCCTTAGCAACAGGGTTTTCTACTTTCTTCACAGGTATAGCTAACGGTGAAGGGGTACTAACATCATTGCAAGCGGTCTTTGGTACAGCAACTGGAACTGCTTTATTCTTCGCTGCGATTGTAGCTGCAGTATCTGCCGCGCTCATCTATTTGTATCAGACAAGTAGCGATTTTAGAGCTTTAGTACAGACAGCACTAGATAGCTTGTTAGGCATCCTAAGTAATCTATGGAATAACGTTTTAGTTCCTTTAGGTGCATTTCTGTTAGATGTATTTAACACGGTCATCGTACCGATTGCTACCTTCTTAGCACAGGTGTTTGTTAAAGCAGTTGATGTACTCTTTAGCGGACTGCTTTCACTTTGGAATAATGTGCTTGCACCAATAGCTAATTTCTTGGTAACAGTCCTAAGCATTGCCTTAAAAACAATTGTAGATGTGTGGAATGGTTGGAAACCGGCCATTGAATCAATTGGAGCAGGTGTTGCATGGGTTTGGAACAATATCTTATCTCCACTAGCGGATTTCATTAAAGGAGCTATGTTGGATGCATTTGCGGTTCTTGGCAAATTCGTTGATGAGTTATTGAAGAGTGCAACTTCGATGTTCAAAGGCTTTTCTGATTTCTTGATTGGTATCTTCACATTAGATGTTGATAAAGCTATGCAAGGAGTCCAGGAAATCCTTCGTACATTCTTAGGGTTCTTGGATAGAGTTTTCGGAACAAATTTCAGCTCATCGTTTAAGTTTATCAACGGAATCGTAATGGCGTTCTTCAGTGGAACCCAACAAATTTTCGATGGTATCAAACAGATATTTGGTGGCTTGATTAATTTTATCCAGGGAATATTTACAGGAAATTGGAAACAAGCTTGGCAGGGTATTGTCGATATCTTCGGTGGTATTTTCAGTACGATTTCAGGTGTGGTAAAAGGACCAATCAATGCGGTAATCGCTATCGTCAATGGTGCAATTAACCGAATCAACGGTGTAGGCTTCACTGTACCGGATTGGGTGCCTATTATCGGCGGTAAAGGCTTCCGAGTAGATTTACCTAATATTCCAGCATTGGCACAAGGTGGATACGTTGGAGCAAATGCTCCACGATTAGCTTTGATTGGCGATAACCGTCACGAAGGTGAAATCGTTTCGCCTGAGAGTAAGATCTATGAACAGACCAAACGTGCGATAGATGATGCACTGATGTCATCACAAGGCGGTAATGGTCAAGAAGTAATTATCCAACTAATGTATGAAATCTTAGAGACACTACAAAATCTAGGAATCGTGATTGACCGAGATAAATTGCTAAAACTAATAGATCAAAGAAATAAACAACTACAGTTAGCGAAGGGAGGTTAAAGCATGATTGATTATGAATTAATAAAAATTAAAATTGACGGTAAAGATCTCCCTGCGCCGACTAAGTTTGAACCTGAATACGGTGATTTAGACAGTGACAGTTCGTTGCGCGATGTTAAAAAAGGAATCATGCATCGTATGCGTATTCGTTCTCGTGTGTTGAAGATTGCGCTGGCTTATGCCATCGATGACTTAGAAGTGGTTTCAGAAGTAATGAATATGCTAGAACCATCAGAGTTTATGGTCGAAACATTTGATATTAAAACGCTGCGGCGTAAAACGTATAAAATGTATTGCAGTAAATGTAAATTTAAGTATATCGCTATCGGTGATGGCATTTATAGCCAAGGCTACACCTTTGATTTAACGGAGTGCTAGAATATGAAAGTCTATATAAAAAAAGGAACTGCAACACCTGTTGAAATAACAGACCTAGTTGTATCGTTCAATTCGTCTAACAGCATGCAAGAGGATAGACTTTTGGGTAACACTCCAAGCATGATGTTGGATCTTGATTTAAACAATACAGATGGTGTTCTTAGTGATTGTGCTGGGAACACCTTTTTGATTGATTTAAAAGAAGCTGATAGTACTGTAATTCCAACACAAGAATTTATCGTACAAGAAGCTCCAGAGAAGTACACAAAGAAGTTATCACTAACCTTGTACGATGTAATGATTAAGTTTAACAAGCCGTACAAGAGCTCGTTAGCGTATGAAAAGGATAAATATCCAACTATCTCTCAACAATTAGATGAGATGTCTAGATTGGCTGGTGTCGGCATTGATAAAACGGGTTTATCAAATACTGTGCTGAACAAGAAAGCACAGTGGATAGATACAACAATAATCATGCGTGATTACATTGGATGGATTGCTGAATTAAGCGGTACAAATGCACTCATTAACGAGTCGAACACGCTTGTTTTTAGAAATCTCTTTACAGCTGATCATGACATAGAATTTACATCAGATTTTGAAAAAACAGATCTAATAACCATCTCACGTGTTGCGTATGATGACGGTGTTAATTTGATTGCTTCAGGAAACGATACAGGTAAGACAATCTACATCGATGCAAACAATTCCTATTGCGATAGCCAAACCTATACAGATGCTATTTTAGCGAAGTATAATGGCCAATCGTTCTATGGTATGTCAGGTTTAAAGACTTTTGGTAAAGATACGATTAAATTAGGCGATACTGCCACCTATGATGGAAACAAGTGTATCGTCCTAAGTATTAAGCGAAAGTATGTAGGTACACAGTCAGTAGTTGAACTTGATGGAGAAGTTGCATTAAAGAATGTCGATTCTGTTGTTACTAAGGTTTCCGATAAAGTAAGAATCAAACGACTCCAGGTTAAAGTGGATCAAGATGCAAACAAGCTTGAAATTGTCGCAAAGAATCTTGAAGATGCAAAAGGCGATGTAGGTAATCTACAAGTTGAAACAAACAAAATTAAGACACAAGTCAAAAATATTTCTGCTGGAACAGTTTCTGGTACAAAGCAATATTATTTACAAACAGTATCTGCTGATAAACCGTCCAAAACAGATTCAGCATGGACCACCACAAAGCCACCATCAATAGCTGGCCAGCACATGTGGTACATGCTTGCAGATGTTTTAGCGAATGGCTCTGAAATTAAACATGATCCATTTGAACTGACGGGTATTAAAGGCGACGCAGGTAGGGGGATTGTTGGTAGTCCTAAACTAACGTATCAAGCGAGTACGAGTTCTATAGTACCTCCAACTGGTCAGTGGTTAGAGAATATACCACTTGTTAATGAAGGCTATACGCTATGGACTAAGATTACGTATACCTACAGTGATAAGACGACATCAGACGTATATTCTCCATCAATAGCAGGCAAAGCAGGTAGAGGAATTAAACAAGTAACGCCGGAATATTACCTGTCAACTTCAAAAACAGAACCAACAGGCGGAACCTGGAGCGCAACTCAACTGGAGAAGACAAAAGATGCATGGATATGGGTACGATACAAAACTATTTTTACAGATGATGGTATCGGTTATTCCGATGCGGCCAGAGATGATACGCTGAACGGCTTGATCGATGTAACGGTCAGTAACAAATCAGCAATCGAGCAGTTGAATAACTCTATCAATTTGTCAGTACAGGAAACAACGACGATTAAAAATGACCTGCAAGCAGCGAAGAATAACCTGTCCGATCTGGAAACGCAGGCGCAACAGTACACTACTAAAGCGGAACTGCAACTTGTTAAAGACGGGATTGCAGAAACGATTTCCGAAACGGTTGATGATAAGACCAAGATTTTAAAACAGTTTAAGCGTATGGCCGATGGTATGCACATACAAGGCGCGGATGGTTCGGTCACTGAAATGGTATTAGATGAAAAGTCTTTGAAACTCGTCGCTAATGGTAAAGAAATGGTTAATGTAAATAGTACAGAAACACGTGTGCAATCATTAAAAGCAGAAGGCAATTTCGCAACAGGTGCGCACAAGTTTAAGCGTGGAACATTAAAAGAAATCAGCGGTGAAACTGTTTCGTGCACAAATATATACTGGGTCGGAGGTGAATAGTTATGGTATACACGGGCAATGTACAACTAGTACCTCCAGCAGGTCGTGGACGAATGAACATGCATGTTGAATGGTATGAGGACAACATCAACATACAGAGTAACACATCAGTAATTCATATTAACGGATATATAAATAACCCAGACGGTAGTACTTTATGGGATACATATGGTAATGGATATGCAACGATACGCTTGTTTTGGATAGATAATCGACAAGGTACGGTATATCTACCGACAGATAAAAACATAACTGTATTACACGGTAATGAGACAGTATATGTATCAGGTAATATTACTGTTACGCATAATGGTGATGGAGCATTACTAGGATATGGTGGAATAGAAATCAATAAACACGCAAACTTAAGCTGGATACCAGAAAACTACGGGTTAAATACTGGTGGATATGTTGCATTAACAACGATACCTCGAACAAGTGTTGTTAGTGAATATAGTAACTATCCGTCTAAAAATAGTTACTCTATGAAATTTGTACGGCAAAGTAATGCTTTTAGGGAACGACTGAGAATTAGCATTGTGAATGTTGAACAACTTAAGGTAGTACAACCATACGAAAACGGAGCGGTTGTTTCTATGTCTGAAAGCGAATGGGATAGAATTTATGAACTAACGAAAAATCTTGATAAAGGTAGATGTGAAATTGGAATCGTTCTTGAAACATGGACGGCCGACTTCAAAACAAAAATAGGCGAAAGTTCTGAATATAAGCAAGAACTGACAATCACAGATAGCCCAGCACTAGACAATATAGTTGTGACTGATGAAGGCATTGCAAAAGCATATATACCTAACGTATATGAATGCATGTCTTTATTGTCTAAAAAGCGAGTAAAAGTATCAGCAAGTGCTAAGAAACATGCAACGATTAAAACAATCACTGTAAGTGTTGGGGCGTTTAATAAAACACTCAATACATCAACAGCAGATGTTTTGTTTAATGGTTTAACAAATGCGAGTGGTGAAATAACGTACACGATCACCGCTACGGATAGTCGCAACAACGTGACAACTTGGACGCAGAAGGCTAAATACCATCAATACGTTAGACCGTCCATTATCAACTTGAATGTGGCACGTAATGGAGCAGAAAGTAGCAACGGTGCAATCAGTGCCGATGGTGAATACTGGCAAGGTAAGGTTGGCAATACAACCAACGCTATCAATATCACGATTACGGGTAGCGCAACTGGTAATACATCAGGATTACTTAATGGTAACAAGTGGTCCGCAACAAAGCCGATTGGTGGTGCAAATCCAAACCAAGCGTACACATATACGCTAACAGCCATCGATAGTTTTGGGCAGTCGATTAGTCGTGACATTACATTGGCTATCGAAAAAGCGCTTATGCAACTCGGGAAAACACAAGTTGATGTAAATGGTAACTTTTGTGCAGAAGATTACTATTTTAAGAAAAACAACAAGTATCAAAGGCTGATTGATTTCTTTTATCCAGTCGGTGCGATTCTGATGAACGAGAATAAGGACTATGATCCAAACGTTATTCTTGGTGGTAAATGGGAGAAGATAAACGATAGATTTTTAATTGGAGCGAGTGAATATACGCCTATTAAATCACAGGGCGGTAGTGCCACGCACACTCATGGTCAAAGAGATGGCCGCAATGGAAACTTGTCCGCCGCAATTGGTGCGACAAACAATAATCCGGGCGTTATCGGTTACCGAGCTGTAAATGATACAAATATAGGCGCTTTAGGTAACGCAACGTATGTAGTTGCCGGCACTAATATAGGAATTGGTGGCTGGAACCACTTTACCGCTGTCGTAGGGCAAACTGCTGAAACGGCAACATTACCACCGTATTATGCAGTAAATATTTGGAGAAGAATAGCTTAATTGAAAGGAGTATGCAAGCATGGAAATAAAGTTAAATGATGGCATAAGCTTCGGGATCACTTCTTATCAGAAGAATAGCTTTGAAATGACGATTCCATTTAATCGGTTTTATGACACAGCAGTGTTGATGACTCAAAAGAACGTTTCGAATGCCAAAATTATAGATTCTAGCACGGGAAAAGAAACAGTCCTTTATCAATTCAACGCAGTAAAGCCTTTAGGATTTGAGAGTAAGATTATTGATAATGACAACATTATTATTAGATTTTCTTTTGAAGAAGTTCCGCAAGCGGAAATCGATTTAGCCAATCAAAGAGCAGAAACAGAAGCAGTCGCACATTTTATCGCATTGGGTTTGCAAAATGCCGATGTCAAAGACGTTATCAAGTGGGCGAAGTTTTTAGAAGATTGGCATCCAAAAAAGTTCCCATATAAAAAAGGGGAACGATTTAA